CTCCTTAATTTTATTAATCTGTATCTCACACTGCTTGTACTTGTAAAAAATCAAAGAATAAGCGTTTAAAATATCTAGCTCATTATTTGCTATTGGTTTTTCAAGGGGGCTTAAGTTTAGTAGTTCTTGTGGAATTTTTACTTTGTGAATTTCTACTTTGGTCACCACTTGTTGAGTTGTTGTCCCACAACCTATCAACCATGCCATTAAAAAGCTTAGTGATATTATTTTCATTGCTTTTGTAAATATATTCTTTGACATATTCTATCCTTTCTTTAACTTCGTTTTTTTGATTGTTTGCTTCATTTATTGCTTTTAACTCCGCTTTGTGAATTTGCGTGAGTTCTTTTAGCTTTGCTTCGTTGTTTTTGTTAATCTCTACAGCCAAAGCTAAATCATTTTGACTTTTTTCTAATTTTGCCTGTGTAGTATCAAGCTTTAGATAAAAATATCCTGCCAAAATTGCCATTAAAGCTAAAGCAATATAAAGCTTTGCATTACCAAATAAAAGATTTATCATTTTGTATTTTAGAAGTTTAAGTAAGTTTTTGTTAGAATTACCCCTAAGGGTTAGCCGTAGGTCTGACCCCCTATGGCTAAATTCCACCCGCGAAAGGTGGTGATATATAATGTCATACCAAAAGTTTATAATTATAATTATACTACTTTGTGTAATTATAGTCAAGGCTTATTAACCTTGCTCCGCAAAAGCGGGGTATAAACTTTAACCTACTTAAATTCCTTTCTCTCCTTTCTATATTTTTAATTCCAATAAAACTCTAATTCTCCGCCTATATCTAAATCACATCCCCAAGATGGATCCCAACCTTTTGGAGCATTAGCACTTCCGCTTTGCCAAGTGCTTAATTTCACAGGATTTGCAAAATTATTAATGGTTTTATCAACGGCTATTTTTTTCCATGCAGTATGAGTTCTTGAAGTTGGGTATAGCTCAATTGCTATGGAATAATCATTATTAATAACCAAGTGCATGCTATTAGCCGATGTTTTATGGCTAAAACTATTTTTAGCCCAAACATTACCCCTAACATACACTTTCTTACCCCTAGCACTATCAGGCAAAGAGTGATTTACATTTCTACTTGCAAAATTAATAACAAATCTATTAACATAATCCCCCCCCCTATATTAAAACTAGGACTAGCTAAAAGCATACTTGTCATTTTAATCCTTTCTATGCTAATTCATTTACAATCTCTAAGCTAACATCGCTTAAATCTTTACCATGCATCAAATCATAAAAATCTTTACAAGCTTGTCTGCTTTGTCCTATACTTTCATTATTGTTATCTTTTGTAAGACCTAGTAAAATACACCCTTGTGTATCTTTATGCGTATTTCCCCAGTGGATTAAAATCGCACGACTTGCAGGAACTTCATCATTAAAAACATTTATCATCGTATCATCAGCTCTTTTTGTAATACTTCTTAATGTATTTTCAAAGCGTGAAGGTGAGTGTCTTCTAAGTTTATAAACTCCTGCAGGTATTCTTAAGTTTTTGCCACTTTCAAGCCCTTCTTCTTTTCTTTCTAAAGAAAAACAAGACAAAAGCTCTTTTTCGTTTTCATCAAAAACTTTGAATTTTCCTATAACGCAATTTGTGCCTGTATATCTTCTAATAATTTGTATTTTCATTTTTCATCCTTTTTTAGTTTAATTTTAATTCGCTTCCATCTCTAAAATTTAAAGCATAATCTCTAGTTATCGCATCACTATAATAAGAATTTTGAAAAGTTAGACTGTAAAGGGGCTTGGCTATACTTCCTACACAAGCCTCAAAGGTTAAATAATGTGCAAAATATTGTGAATAGCCTGTTGGCATTGCAGCTATACCTATAATACTTTGAGGTAAGGGCTTATCAAATTCTAAAACATATTCATAAGGTGTCATATAGACTGAATTTATACTGCAAACATATCCTTCTTTTTTAATTAAATCATAATTGCCATAATCAGCATTTATAGTAGATTTTATTTTTACTTCATAATTTTGACCATCAATTTCATAAACTCCTGTACCCGATTTTTCTGCCTTATTTATTTCAAGGCTTTTAGCATAAATAGCGGTTTTATCTTCTTGATTAACCTTATTTTACTCAAGCAAATCCAGCCATCTCTAAGTGCTGATTGAATAGTTATACGAAGCTTATTGATTTGTGGCTCTTCGCTCAATTTAACTTTTATCCAAGATGTAAAATCACTGACATAAATATCATTTGGCGTTTTTGAGTTATCAATCCATATAAAACCTTTTTTGTAGCCATTATTTGTTCCTATTTGTGCTGGTGGTGGAGTATTTGTAATATTGCAAAGTAGGGCATTTTGTTCAAGGGCATTAGAAATCAAGCTTAAAGCATTATTTATAGTGTTTCCTACTTGATGAAAATTTTCATTAAGTAGAGGTGTAGCAACTTCTGTAATGATTTCTTTTAATTTTTCATCACTTATTGGCTTTTTATCTTCTCCAATTATTCCACCTATTGATAAGTTTAAATCCTTTAGGGTTTCTTCTACAATAGGTTTGATTTCTTCTTTTGTAGGGGCTTTGCCTTTTAAACTCTCTAAAAACTCATCCTTACTTTTTCCTGCATTTTCTTCATTTTCAAGCCAAAGTTCATAAGCACTTTTGCCATTTTCGCCTTTATCGCCTTTTAAACTTTCTTTATTTTCTAAAATAATGTTTAAAAGGTTTTCTTTCAAAAGTTCTTCATCGATGTTTGCATTGATTTGAAGTTCTTTAAGTAAGGCAACTAGCTTTTCTTTTAATTCGCTTTCTTTTATGAAATTAAAACCGATTAAAACTTCATTTATAGCATTTTTAATACTTTCTTCACTTGGTTTTACTCCATTTTTAAAAAGCTCTTTTAGAATTTCTAAAGCCTCACTAAAATCTTTATTGATTTCTTCTGTTTTTATGGCAATTTCTTTTTCTTTTAAATACAAATTCATCTTATCTCCTTTAATAAAAATTTTATTTTATGAAACAAATTGCAAGAATGAAAAAACACAAAAATCTTAAATTTATTAATACAAAGTGTTTGCATTGCTTCTTTTAAAACTTCATTTGCTAGCATATAATCAGCCTTGCTTTTAGCTTTCTCACATAAAAAATCGTGGATTACACAAGCACTAAAATACTCACTTCGATAAGGTGGGTAAATACTCCAAAAAAGGCGTGGGATACTCGCACCATCTGTTTTAAAACCTTTGGGAACTATGCCTTTATAATTTGGTAAAACAAACTCATAATCTTCCATCACTTCAAATCTGTCTTTGTCGTAAGGTTTTACAATTACTCTTTTAAGTTCATTTCTCATTTTTATCATCCTCTAATTTTAAATATTTATTAGCTATACCTTTAAATTTTTCTATAAAAAGATTATAAAAATCCATTTCTTTAATATCTTCTTTTTTTCTAATACTTTGTATTGAAATTAAAAATGCAAAAAACTCACCTATGGTTAGAAAGCTAAAACTATAATCCACTAAATAATAAAATACATTAACTTGTTTAGCCATTATGGCTAAAACAAAAGGTATGAAAAAAACCAAAGTTTTGCTTAAAATATCTGTAACCAAGAAATTTCTAAAATTTTTCCCTAAGGCTAAAGTCTTAATCATACTTGCTATGCCTGAAATACTAAAAATGATTAGTAAAACAACAACTTGGGCTATTTCTATCTTAAAATACGCCAAAAACTGATAAAAAGTGGCTAATATAGCACTACTTATTATTAAAATCAAATTAGCATTATTATCTAAATTATTCATTCTTTGTTCTCCCAAACAATTAAATCAAGTTCTTCTTTACTTGTAGCGTTTAAAACTTTGTTTCTTAAACTATCATTTTTAAAAATAACACTTTCACTATATTTAGCAACGCTAGCACCAAAGGCTAAAAACTCATCTTTGTTAAAAATAACGATTTTATTATCTTTATCAATCCAAGAAATATTATCAATTTGAGTATTATTGATACTTGCTAACATTATTTCACTTATTTTTCCGCTAATATTAATCTTTGCTTCGGTATCGATTTGAAAAATGGTTTTTTTAAAAGGCATAAATAAAAGCTTTTCTTCTTTGATTTCTTTTAGTTCTTGTATTTTCTTTTCTTTTAAAATACTTAGTTTTTCATCTTCTTTTGAAATTAATAATGAATATTCAAAATACAAGCTCATATTATTATTTTTTAAGCAATAGTCTTTAATAGCCTTTGTTCCTGCTTGTATTTCTTCTTCTGTTATATCATCAATGAAAGAAATTTCATTTAAATTTTTATCCTTGTTATAGTTTAATTTTCTTGTTTCATCTATTAAAGCTAGAGGAGATTTTAAATCTTTTATGTGAAATATCAAAATATCAATATTTAAATTATCATAAACTACACCATTTTTCTTTGATACAAATTTCATTTTTCCTACTCCTTAATTAATAATTAATCCATTTTTAGTATGGGTGTTTAATGCTATATTGCTAAAATTAGCTGTGCTTTCATAATGAATACTTTCTTTATTTGTGCCAGCAACATTTATAATACCTCCACCATAGCAATTTAAAAAACTTCCCGTCTTAATATTTAAATTTTGAGTTTTTAGGTTAATAGCCATGATATAGCCTCCATTATTATTAATTCCAAGATTTAAGCCATTTGATATGTCAGAATAAGAAATATCCATCATAGCCGCGTAACCGCAATAAATATTGTGTTTATTATCCGCTTGATTATCAAATCCTTGTAAATTTGCACCATAGGCATTGATAAAGCCATTATGTGAAGCGTATAAGCATTGTTCTTTCATTCCCACACTCATTGCAAAACGCATATCTACAAAACCGCTTAAGCAATTTACTCCATTCTTAAAATTTTTAAAGCCTTTATTTTGATTGATCTTAATAAAACCTCCTTCTACTTTAAGAGCAAATTTTAAAGTGTCATTTGTGATAATGCTATTAATATTAAAAGCTGTGGCAAAATTTTCAACAATTAAAAACTCATAATCATTTCCTTTATATTTAACCTCGCTTTCTTCGCTTGAAAGTGTGATATAACCATAATATCCATTTGTAAATTTAAGCCCTTTTTCTATCTCATAACCACTTTTTAAAAGTATCTCTATTTTAGGAGCGTCTTTGTAAAGCCCTTTATATCTTGCAGCTTCATTTAGAGCGTCTTCTAAGGTAGTATAGGTTTCACCTTGACCCACTCTTAAAATGATGTTTTGTGAAAGAAGGGTGGCTTTTGTTTTTAAATTTAAATTAATGCTTTTTTGCTCTTCTTCTAGTTTTGTTATTTTTTCGCCTTGCTCTAATTTGGCTTGTTCTATTTGTAAAAATGCCTCTTCTTTAATATTATTAAAATCCGAAGTTGCTTGGCTAAATTCTAAAATTATTTCATCTTTTTTCTTTGATATTTCAGTATCGGCATTATTTTTAACTTCACTGATAGAATTTAACGAAATGTCCTTTAATTGTTCGATTTCGTTTTTAGCAGTATCATTTATAGCGTTTATTTCTTTTAAAATATTCGTTTTTGTGGTATTTAAAATTTGTAAGCTTTCATCGGTTTTATTTTCTAATTCATTCTTGCCTTGTTCTTTTTTATCTTCAAGCTCTTTTAAAAAGTGTTCTTTGTTCTGGCTTAGGTTTTCTAAATTTTCATTAATGAAAAGACCTAATTCGTTCTTTTTTTCTTGGTAGTTTGTGTTAAAAATATTATTTAAATTATTAATCATAATCTTTGAAGTATCTACAAGATTAATAAATTCTTGTTTTTTCTCATCAAAGATAATCAAGGCGTTGTTTTTTTCGCTACTTAAATCGCTTGAGATTTTATTCATTGTAGCAATAGTTTCATCTCTTAAAGACTTTAACTCGGTTTCGTAAATCAGTTTGTCGTTGCCAAGTTCTTTTTTAGCAAGTTCTGTTAATCTTCCTAAATCTTCATTTGCTATTAAAGCTCTTTGATTAAATTTATCATAACTTTGTTCAAAATGCACTTTGTATCCCTCGCATTTTGCTACAAGTTCATCAAATTTAATTAAAGTTTCATTTTTAACACCATTTAAATTTTTTAATATTTCATCTTGTTTATTATCTAAACTTGCATGGATATTTTCAGATTTTGATATTAAGTCTTGTTCTAAATTTGCAATTTGATTTTTAAAATCTTTAATGATTTGAGCGTATTCTAAAACATCGTTTTCAAATTCTTTATAAAGAGCTATAACCTCTCTTAAGTCTTCTATATTTTGTTTGCTTTCTAAAAGCAAATCGTATGCACTGGCTATTTCTTTGTATTTAACGCCAACATCAAATTTTATTTCTTCTAGCTTTTTAACTGCATCTATCATTTCAGCATTGAGGCGTTGGTTTTCAAAGAATATGGTATTAATTTTATTTTTAATAATTTCACTTGCTTCGCTTACTACAAATTTTGCTTCATTGGCTAAGTCTTTTACTTCTTTTTTGATATTCACTAAATCAGGTTTTATTTCTTTAAGCTCATCAATATTTAAATGTAAATTTTCTACAATTTCCAAAGCATGGTCTAGTTCGCTTAAAATTTCATCTTTAATTTTTGTATTTAGATTAAAGTAGTCTTCTACAAAATCTTTATTTTGTTTAATTTCATTGATATAATTTTCTAAATTAAATTTTATTTCTTCATATTTTTGTATGTCTTTCTTTAGTTTTTCAAACTCTTCTTTATTGTTTTCTAAAAAGTCTTTAATATTTTTTAACTCTTCTTTGTTTAAATTAAAATCTTCATAAGCCACATTAATATAATCAAATTTTGCGTTTAAATCGCTATATTTTTCGTTTATTTTTGAATATTTATTGTTAATATCATTGTATTTGCTTAAAATATCATCATTTTTATTATCAATGTTATTTTTAAAATCCAAACATTCATTTTTTAAAGCTTCGCAAGCTTGTTTTAAACCTATAACTTCATCAAGCCTAGTATTGTCTATTGCCTCTGAAATGGTGCTAATTCTTGCTAAAACTTGATTAATGATTTCTAGTTTTTCCCTGCCTGTTTTTAACTCATTTAAACTTGTTCCCATTTTCAACCCTTATAATAATCACTATCTTTTATACGCCTTTGACAATAAAAAAGTAAATCATCCATAGCTAAAAGCCATTTTTTATCATCTAAATAAGAGATAAAATCAGCACTTGATATACTTTCTAAATAATCTTGGTAGCTCAAAGCTCTATTAAATTTCTTTGTAAAATTACACCCATTCTCTTTCATCATCAAGCTCCTTGCCATCATTAGCTATATACTCATAAATTATTTTGTCGCATAGTGCTAAAAAGTCTTTTTCTTCACATCTTGTAATCAAAAAACAAACATAATTAATCACGGCAAAACAAAGTGTTTCATCTATCATTAAATGTTCTTTTTCATTATCAAAATCAGGCTCATCAGGGATAATTAAAAAATGATTATCCCTAACTTGTCTAAAAACTCTTTCATTTTCTTCGATATTTTTAAGCAAAACGCTTGGCTCGCATTTGCCTAAAATATAATAAAAAGCTTCCATAAAATAAGCTTTTAAAACTTCATCATCTTCTATCATTTTATAAGAATTTTTAACTTTGGCAATGATGAGTTTTTTGGCAATTGAGCAAAGCATTATTTGTCTTTAGCTACTTCTTCTATTTTCTTAGCGATTTCATTTTTACCGCTACATAACCCAACACCAATAGCAAAAGCATCTGCATTTCTTATCTCTAAGGTGCTTTGAGTGTAAAATCTTTTTGCCTTTCCTGTGATATCAGTTGGAACATCTTCGATATTGGTAGGGATATAAAGCCCATGTTTCATATATTCAAAATCTCCTGCGATTAAAACATCTCCTAAACCATATTTTGCACTAAGTAAGCGGTGCATATGAAAATTAATCGTTCCAAAATCAGTCTCTAAGCTTACAACTTTACCCACTAGTTTTGTTTCATTGCCCAAAATCCTAGTAGCAAGTTTATTAATTGCTGCTTTTAGATCAGCTCCTAAAAAGACATCTTTTGGGGTTGCTCCGCTATCCCAAATAGTTTGTAAAATTTGATTGAGTTTATCTTCATTAAGTTCGCTAGGCACTCCGCTCCAATCTCTAGCTTCATCAAAGGCTAAAACATTTCCACGCTTTCCGTCAGTGAAAGCATTTTTACCTTTTGCTATGTAGTAAAAAAGCCCTGCCATTTCGCCACTTGTATTTTCTCCTGCTTGTATGAATTCTTTAAAAACTGATTTTTTAGTGTCTTTATCACGCCCTAAACCAAATAAAGCAAATTCAATATCTTTTTTATGTTCTATTGTCTTTTTACCGATTTGATATTCCATTTCATTTCCGCCATATTGATTGGCTTTTAAAAGTGCTTTTGATACCATAGCTTCTGTGATAAAAATTTGAGTTGCATTTGAAGTTTTTTGGGTGGTATTTTTGGTTTCGCCTACAAATTTGCTAAGCTCTAAATTTGCATTCTTTTTTGGTTCTTCAAAAGTATCAGTAATCCAACTATGAAGCAAAGGACTGCTTACGCTTGAAGTGCCAATTTTATTTAATAATGGTGTTTCAGTAGCTCCGATTTTAATAATCTTCTCATAAATGGAAGGCTTTAACTTTACATTTTCTGTTGCTGGTGGGGTATGTCCCATTGAAGGTAGTGCCATTTAAATTCTCCTTAGTTTAGTTTTGGAGATTTTGACAAAAATAACTGTTTCAAAACTAGGGTGTTTTGAAACAAAATTAAAATTTTTAAGTATTTTTATATATAATTTTATTGTTTTAAGGATATCTCTTTGAAGACTTTGTAAAAAGTTTGAAAGGAGGTTAAGAATGGTAGAAGTAATCGTTTTTATGGTAACTTTAGTCGTTCTTATCTTAGTCATAAAAAACTAAGATAAAAACTAATCTTTAAAAAACATAACAATATTTTAAAGAAACCCTGCTTAGTTTGTCCTTAAAACACTAAAAAAGTCTTCAAAAAAGCAGGGTGAAGACTTTGTAAAAGATGCTTTAAAGTTTTTTATTTAATGTTTCTTTCATCTTCTTAAGTAAATCTTTTTTGGATTTTCTTTTAGATATTATTCTTTTATCCATATCTTTTTTATAATCTTGCATAAATTTTTCTTTAGCTTTTTTCTTAGCTTTTATGTTTTTATCCATTGTCTCTATTAAGTTTTTTTTAGGCTTGTTTTGGGTAGAATTAGGATTATTTGGTAGCCCAATCAATGAGTTATCATTTTTGCTACCTGGTTGGATGAAAGTTTGGATAATGCCAACATTTTCTTTAGTATTTTTCTTGCTAACTTTTTCAAGTCTTATTAAATCTTTTTCTTTAACTTTGGTTATATGCCTAACTTCTCCAGTATCTTTATTTATACCAAGCTTTCCTAATTTATTGCCATTTAGTCTTTTTGCTATCAATGATACATCCATTCTATTATTTTTATAAAAAAATGTAGGATTTTCTTTAATTTCTTTTATGAGTTTAAACACATCACTAGGTTTTTTAAACATCTCTTTATGTTTGTTAGCTAAATATTCTAAGTCGGCTATAATTTCATCATTTGTAAGTTTTGCTAAATCTCTAACATTTGGAGAAATGCTCATTTTTACATTTAAATCACTCTTTGCTTTGCTTGGATCTGGTTTATCCATAAAGAAACTATCGCCCTTGATTAAATCCTTAATCTTAGTATCAAACTCACTTTTAGCTTTTATTACTTCATTTTTAAGGCTTTTATCTTTAATGCTTTCTATAAAGTTTTTACTGGCTTTATTGAAATCTTGCAAAGTATTAATATTTGCAAAAGCTCTTCTCATTTGTATTCTTGTCCCAGCTCTTTTGCCAACTTCCCATAATCTCATAAAATAAAAGGCTATGTAATCAGTAAAACTATTAACAAGCATGGTTTTAGCTCTTTGCGTAAAATCAGAGCTTATTCCATGCCCTAATTCTTTAGCTTTTGATTTTAAAATACCATCAATTATAGTGTCAAAACTAGAACGCAAATTGCTTATAGTTTTTAAAACTTCCATTCGCTCTTGTCCTACTTTGCTTTTTGGTTTAAATTCTTTTAAATCTTGCATAAAAGCCTTATAATCTAGCACAAATTTAGGATTTGCCTTATCGCCTATATTGATTTTATGTTTATCTAGTGTTCTTATGATGATTTGATTATCAAAAACTTCAACTTCTTTATCATTTAATCCTTTTGCGATAGCTTCATAGTTTTTCTTTGGATTGGTTTCATTGATGATTTTATCTATACTCTTTGTAATATCTTTTTCGCTTCCTTTTAATTTATCCCCAATTTTGCTTTTATCATAAACTTTAAAATCGGCATAATCTTTTCTTATCTTGTTTAAAATCTCTTTTGCACTTTGTGGATTAGTAGCATTTTTTACCATACTATCTAATAGGTTTTGTTTTAAGTTTTCTAAAAAGCTGTTAAAATCATAGCTTTTATTTGTTTTTATCTCTTCGCTAAGCTCTTTAATGCGTGTATTAAGCTTTGCAGCACTCATAGGGGTATTGCTATTTAATTCTTTTAAAAAGTCATTTAAAGCCTTAGGTATATTTTGCCCAAAAAAATCAGCATTCTTTATTAAATCATTTAAGCTTTTTTTATCTATTTTTATGCCATTTGGATTAAGTTTGTCTAACTTATCAAGTCCTTTGCCAAATTCATCGTAAGCCCTTCTTGCTCTATCTTCTCTTAATTTATAAAGTTCATCAGCCTTAGAAGTATTATTTAAATTTAACTCTTTTAGCAAGGCTTCATCTTGCAAGGCTAAAGCATTGCCCACTTTATTTGCTATTTTAGGGTCATTTGCTAAAACACCACTTGCCATATTAGCTAAATCATCATTCATAAAAGAAAGATTTAATAAATCTTGTTGATTGAGTGCGGCTTCTTTAGAGCCTATATTTTTACTCACATTATTTAGTGAGTTGCTTATACTATCTGCTGTATTTTTTATAAAGCCATTTTTTGCAGTATTTGAAAAATCTCTTGTTTTACTTACTACTCCATCAATTAGTGCATTTCCTTGATTGACTTCTAAAGGCATAAGCCTTGCATTATTTATCATGGTGTCATAATTATTATTAGCACTTTGGATTAATTCTTTAGCATAAGCCTTTGAAGTTTCGCTGCCTTGCGAAGCTAAATCATTTAAAACACTAGGACTTATTTTTCTAAGTTTATCTCCTATATTTTCTTTTAAATGATTTCCATTTACCGCTATGCCGTCTATCATATCTTTACCAGCCCTTGCTCCGCTTTGTGCTGTATTGTAAGCACCTTTTAAAGCTTTAGCTCCTTTAGCTACTCCAGCAAATACTGCATCACCAATTAAAGAAAGTCCGGCATTTTCACCCATAAGCATTAAAGCTTCTTTTGTATTTGTTTCTTGGTTTGTTTCTTTGGTGTTTCCGTAATAATCATATCCAGCTCCAAGTGCTGAACCTAAAGCACCGCCACCAACCATACCAACTCCACCGCCTAATATTCCGCCTCCAATTGCACCTGCTGTTCCTAAAACTACACTTGCTCCATTATCTCTTACTCCGCGATACAAATTCCCTATTGTGCTTCCTTGTACTTTGGCATAATTTCCACTTTTATCTTGCACCCAGTAAGATCCATCGTCATCTTGTAATAAGTTTCCTTGATTTGAGTTTTTAAGATGAAATCCCAACTCTTTTAAAAGCATATCTTTTTTGTTTCTTGCTTCGTTATTATCAGCAAAAAAAGGCTTTGAGGCTTCAAATTTGGAAAGCTTATCTAAAACATAATCACTCAAATCATTAGCATTAAAATCTTTTTCATAAAGTTCATTTGATAAAGGAGAATTATTATAGGTTTTTGCTCCATTGGCTATCAAGCTTTTTTGCTGTGCTTTTTCTGAATTTAATAAATCTAGATTTTGTTTTAAGTTTTCATTTAAATTATTTTGTGTTGTTAAATATTCACTTAGACTATTATAGGCTATCATTTTATTACTCCTAATTTTTTAAGTTCGCTCATTGTGCTTTGTATCACTTCGCCACTTTCAAGCTCTATGGCGATATTTCCTGTTGCATCAGGTCTTGTTATATAAGCATTTTTCCCATTTAAATTTATTTTTTTATCTTTTGGTTGTAAAATCACATTGCCACTTGAAGATACGAAGGGCACAAATCCTGCAGGAGTTCCTGGCATTAAATGATTTTTATACTTTTGCATATTTTCTTCTATGAGTTCTTTAGCATTTATTTCTCTTGTCCCTAAAACTCCATTTTCATCGCCAATTATAATGCTATTTCTAGGTTTTGATATCTTTTCATCCCAGTAGAACGCTTTTACTTTTGGGGCGTAATTATTATAAAATGCCATATTCTTTTGATATTCTTCTATGGCACTTTGTTTTTCAATATTCGTTTTTGCACTTCCTAGCCTTTCTGCTAACTCCATTTTAAAAGCGTTTGGTGCTTCTGATAACCATTCTCCTGCTAAAGCTTGTGCTACTCTTTGATTGTTTGCCTCCATATTGTATCCATTAATAGGGAAATTAGCTTGTATATTTTCTAAATTCCATTTAGCATTTTTTCCACCTCTTAATAAATCACTTTGCATTCTTTTTAAAAATAAGTCACTTGCATCGTTTAAATCCGTGCTTTGACTTCCCCAACCACCAAAGCCACGCTCTATAGCCCCATTCCAAAATCCGTGTGTAGTATCGTAAGTTTTGCCTTGATTACTTGCTAAATCTAAAAATTGAGCGTCAGCTTTGTATCTTATATCATTTAATATATTTTTATTATTTGAGTTATTAAATCCTTGATTATTATCAAATATTCCATTTAATAAATCTTGCTCTTTTTGTTTAGCATTTATCTCATTTTGTAATTTTTGAAATTCTAATAATCCTTTTTGATAGTTTAAATCTTTATAAGGCTTGTTAGCATTGATTTCTTGTTGTCTTAAAGCGTTTTGCATGGCAAATTGTCTTGCTCTTTGATTATAATTCATTTGCCATTGCTGATCCGCTATATTTGCTCTTTCTTTTTGATAATCAAAATTTCTTTCATTTTGCATGAGTTGATTATTTTGTATAGCCTGATTAAATTCCATTTGTTGTTTTTTTAAATTTTGCTCTTGCTCGAACTGACTTGCTTTTAATTTATCATCATAGTTTTTACTCATAATATCGTATAGAACACCGCCGACTTTTCCAGCGTTTTGTATAACGCCAGTATTGGGGTTAAATACTACTCTTTGTGGATTGTAAAATGCCATTTGATTTCCTTTATTGTTAAATATTTTAAATAAAGGATTTAAGGAAAAAAATGAATTTCCTTAAATCCAAACCTTATTTAGTTACTCCAAACATTTTGAAGCTTATTTTCCATATTAGTCCTGCGTCTTAATTCTTCATTAGCTAAATACTTGTTAAAGTCAAACGCATCTTTTTGCAAGTCAAAATTCTTTTTAGCCATTTTTTGCTGATTATAAGCACCATAAAGACCGCCAATGCCACCTAAAACATTGCCAAGCCTGTCAAAATTAGTGACTTTGTTAGCAGAATTTTCCTTAAACAACCAATCTCCAAAATTCCCTAAAGCATTCTTGGCACCATTTAAAAATCCCCCACTGCTATTGGCTAAGTTTGGCACATAGCCGCTTGTTTTCATTAGTCCATCGGCAAATGTGCTTCCAAGTCCAAGATTTGATAAAGCATTTCCACCTTTTAAAGCTGTTAAAAAATCCATTTTTATTCCTTTACATTAAACTCATTAATTCTTTGCCCAAATCTATAGGACTTATTTCTTCGCCTTTTTTAACTCTTTCATCAAAATTGCTCACTCTTAAATCGTTTGCTCCACTGCTTAAATCATCAATTTTTTTAGAGTTGTTATTTTTGCTAACTAAATTTAAAAGAGTTTTCCAGCTTTCTATATCTCCTTGTGCTAACCCACTTAATTTTGTAGCAAGTTCGCCCATAGCTTTTAAATCAGCATCAGGATAAGACTTTCTTAATTCCCTTTCTACTTGTGCATATTTAGCAATCAGTGCGTCTTGTTCTTCTTTTTCTTTTTGTTTTTTGTCAAGCTCTTCAAGTCTTTTGAGCTTCTCATCAAGTCCATCAAGTCCTAATTCTTTTAAATATTGTTCTCTTTGTAATTCTTGTTCGCTCGGTTCTTTTTTTGGATTTTTTAAAGCTTCTAATTCACTCATTAAAGCATTTAATTTATTATCGTTTTCATTTTTATAATTTTCAAATAAAGCTTTATAATCCACTTCATCTTTTGTTTGTGTTAGTTCTTTTTCTTCATTGCCATTTTGTTCTAAATTTTCATCTTGATTGTTTGTGCCATCGTTATCATCAGCAATTACTTGTATTAAATCTTTTAAAGCGTCATTATTTTCCATTATCTTCTTCCTTTATTGTTGAAATTAAAATATCTAAAAAAGCCATAGTATCTAAAGCTTTTAACCTTTTTTCTTTATCTTCGTTATTTTTGGCAACATAAAAACATTCTTTATATTTTGCTTTTATAAACTCTATTAATCTTTTACCTCCTTTTGTATTTAATAAATCGCTATTTATTTCAATATTCAGCATTAATCTCTCCTTGATTATTTTCAAAAGCAAATAAGCTATTTATATTTTTAACTCCTAAGATCGGAAGCAATTCTTTGGCAAGTTCCTTACTTGCCTGTATAATCCCATAAGCAGAATTCGCATCGCCTATACTCATATACATTTGATAAAGTTGTGAAAAAACTTGCATACTTGCTTGTATTCCTGCACGCCTAACTTCTTTATTCATCGCTCCTGTTCCTGTTTGAATTTTAAATCTAAAACTAGGAATATCTTCTCTTACAAAGCCATTAAAAAAACTATCTTCGCCATATTTAAAAACAAGCATTGCAAATCTATCAAACAAGGGTTCGATAAAGGTTTCGTTGTATTGTCTGATATAATCCGCACTTCTTCTTCCCCCTTCTTGTGCTTTAATGCTAATTTCTGTCGCGGTTTCATTTTGTGCGGTTTGTGCCCCGTTGTTTTGTGGACTAACCCCTGTAACTTCTGTAAGTTCGCTTTCTAAAAGTTCTAAATTAAGCCCAGCACTATTTACATTTGGTGGTGGTAAAATTTGCACAGCTTTTGGGTCATCGCTATATATTGGTTTTCCTAAAGTTTCTATATCTTCTCTACTTATTCCCATTGACTTTGGTATGATTATTTTTGGGTTAATGTGAGTTCTTACTGCATCAATTAAAAGATTTCTAGTGATATTAATTTCATCTTGCAAAGGCATGGCAGATGCCATTATAGGTTCGCCATAAGCACTGACATAATTTTCATTATCTATTTTTTTAAGTTGTGGAAGCATTGACCCCCACACGAAAGGTTGTCCATCTGGTAAAGGCGTTTCATTTCTTAAAAGATTATCTTCAAAAAGAGTGCTTACAACCCATTTATCATCTTCTTTTTTCTCATAAATATCAAAAAGCTTTACCTTTTTATATTCATCATTATCATTAAAAAAAGTATCAAGTTCTATTTTTTTATAAAATCCTAGCTTTTGCCTTTCTTTGATTTGATTGTAATTTAAATAAATTTCATTGACTATATAGCTCACATCTTCATTATTTAAAGCATTTGGGTCAAAATAAATGCTATTAATGTCTACTCTTTCGATACGCGGCATTCCTTTATGCCAAGTGATTTTAGCTATACTTGTTCCCACCAATAAAACATCTAAAAATAAAGGTTGAAATATTTTAAACATATTTATCTTACCGGTATAAAAATCGATTGCATTTTGCCAAAGTTCGATGATTTCCTCATCACTGTTAATATAAGTTTCAATATCTGCCATTCTTTCACTATTAAAATAAACATCATTGAGTGATGTGATTAAATATTTCACTTTTGCATTAATTTTTGGGATATAAAGACTTGTTCTATTTCGTTTTCTAAGCTTTTCTATCGCTTTGTTTTCCAACAAATAAGCATCTTGAAGCTCTTTAAAATATCCTTTGTAATTTTCATAGCCATTTTTACTTTCATTAATCAAATGAGTTAAAAAGCTCACTCTTTCATCAATCGTTCTTTTTGTTTTCATTCGCTATTCTCCATAATGTTGTTTTGCTTAAATTAGTAATTTTTAAAATATCTTTTTCCTTAAGCCCCTTGTCAATTAAAAATTTTGCAAATTCTCTTTTATTTTGCTTTTTTGAAATATTAAAACCTGCAACCAGTTCTAAAAACTCATTCGCTAATCCTGCTTTAATTGCTTCATCACTCATAGTCGATAATTTTCTTATTTTATTAACATCAATGTTTTCATAAAGTATTAAAAACTCACCAGCCATTGTAACTCCAATCTTCATTAGCGTCATTTCTGATATGTAATTTTTCAAAAAAAGTTAAAGCTACCGCATCGCTTACATCAGGACTTTTTCCATAGTCTTTTTTTAATTGCTCTTTTGAAACAATCTTTAATAAACCCTTGTCGTTGTATTCATACTCAATCATTCTCATATCTTTTTTTAATTCTTCATCTCTAATAAGCTCCATATGTTTTAAATTTTTAGCAAAAGTAAAATACATCTGCGCTCTTTTGTTTAAATACTCATTACTAGTTGCAGAATTTGCCGAGTTTGCCTCAAACACAGGAAGCCCATAACTGCTTAAAACATCATATACACCAACCCCAAGCCCACAAGTATCCACAAAAATGCCTTTAGGCTTAATATCGCTATTGTTGTATTCAAAAAGCACTCTATTTGCAAGTTCAATTGTGTCAAGCTGTGAGTATTTTTTAATCTCATCTACTACAAATCCTTTTCTTTTTGCTAAAACGCTTTTATCATCTCCAAATCTAGCCACATCTAAGCCCCAAACATTCTCGCCTTGCATTTTTTCAACACTAAAAGAAATCTTACTCATTGCTTTTTCAATCTCACTAAAAGAAAAAAGCTCAGCACTTGCATTGTCGATAAATTCGCCGTATATTTCTTGTTTAACTACTTCACTACCTTCGCCACCCACTTCTTCAATAAGTTCTTTGATCTGGTCTTCTTTTAAAAATGGATTATCGTAGCTTGAAAATTGATAATGTTTCCAATTTTTGTCGCTTAGCTCCTTTTTGCAAAGCTCATAAAAAAGATTTTTACCTTTAGGCACTCCGCCTATTATTGCCCTTGAGTTTGGATTATCAAGTAGCATAGGGCGAATTGCATTAAACCAAAGATACTCTCCTTTGCTTCCTTTTAAAATAATTCCTGCTTCATTTAAAATCACCAAATCATAACCAAAACCCTCAATATTCTCCGGTCTTTCAGCACTTCTCATATGCAAAACTGCCCCATTTATGATTAGTTTCTTATCTTGCACGCTCCAAGAATAAAAATCTTTAGGTAGTTTTTTTAATTCTGGCGTAAAATAAAGCTCGAAATAGTTTTGTAAATTGCTTTGCACGGTATCAACCCATAACACATTTAATCCCATTAAAAGATTTTCGATTACATACTTAGCACTCCCACGCGTAAAGCCTAAGCGTCTGCCTTTTGCCACAGTGATAAAACGCGGATTATTTTCATCAAAAACCTTAAGTTGTGCTGGAGTATAAGAAAAATCTAGTTTTAAAGTCATTGTGCTTGAACCCTTGAAATTTCAATGCGTTGTATGTTATCGCTAGTGATTTCTTGTTTATCCACATAACCGTGTTGGTTTTTAAGCAAAAACATACTCACGCTAGGCGTATAAGTGCCAATTAAAGAATGATTTAAAATATCCATTTCACACCTTTGTTTTGCATTTGAAACTATTTCGCCAAAGTCCTTATCCTTTTCCCATTCGTTTAAGGTTTGCATTGAAATTCCCAAATGCACTGCCAATCCCACTTTAGTTTTTGGTGCAAAAATAACACTTTCTTTAGTTTCTTTAAGAACTTGTCTATCGTTAAAATAATCTTCTATTTTTTCCACTAATTCTTCTTTTGTTAAACTTTTTCCATTGACTAACATACTCATTCACGCCACCCTTTCAATAAAATTTATTTCATTTATCTCAAGCTCCAAAAAAGCTTTTTTAAAGCTTATCACTTCATATTCTCCCTTTAAAACATTTTTGTCGTTTTGAAATAAAGCATCTAAAACACCTTTTACTACATTATCCGCATCGCCGTGCTTTTTATCTTTAAAGCCTATTTTTAAAGAAAACTCATAAGCCTTATTTTTATCCAAAGCTTTATAAGAACTAATCTTATTTTGCTTTAAAAATTCCCATTTTAAAAGCTCTTTAAATTCTAAATATTTCATATAATCAGAACTTATAAACTTAGCTCTTTGAGTAGTCCTTTTATAAGGCACTGGATTATTTTTAAAATTAATTTTTAAATTATACTTTCCCATTTCAGGTCTCCTTAAATTTAGCTTATATTTATAAAAGCCATTTTGCTTTTTAATATATTTTCAAATCTGTTTTTATTCTCATTAAAAAGCTTAGTTTCAACTTTTTTTTCTAAAGCTCTTTTTTCATCTAAGCTTAAAACTCTTTCTACTTTTGCAGGAATTATGGCTAAATGAATATCCTTGCCAATCCTGTGCTGATTTTTGAAAATAAATTCAATCAAAGCTTCTTTAAAAACTCCATTTTCGATTAAATCGCCATTTTGATAAGTAAGCTCTTTGAAGCTATTTAAGCAAACAAGCATATCAATAGCTTTGTTAGTCATCTCATATCTTTTCCCAAAGCTATCATAGGCAAAATATTGATACTCAAACTCACCAGCAAACACTCTAAAGAATGCACGATTTTTGTATTTATTTGTAAGCCACAATAAAAAGTTTTCTTTATCTTTAAAACGTTTTTTAAACTCAAGTTCTGCGATTTTACAAACCCTTCTTAATTTTTCATAAGTAGTGCCTACAATATTCTCACTTTCTAAGGTATCAAAATAATAGTCTATAAATTTGTCGATATCTTCAATATCTTTTAGATATTTTGTAACAATATCCGTTGCCTGTCGTTTATTAAGTTCTAAAAGTTCTACTAAAGTATTAATTTTCTTTTCCATATTTTCTCCTTAAAATGCTCCGTTAAATACATTGTCTTTCTTTACAAGTTTTGGCATTTGTTTATTTTCCAAAGATGAGTAGTATTCTTCCTTCGCTCCATTCATTTCTAAAATATAATCAAGCACTTCTTTACTTTCTTCTTCGCTTAAAACTTCTCTTTTTTGTTTGTGTGCTTTAACTTCAAATAGCCCTTTCCAGCCACTACTAATACTATTGCTAATACTCTCTTTAGCACTCATTCCAAAAGATACAAGCTGGTTAAGATTATGATTAAAAGTCGCCATAGTAGGAGCTTTTTCTTTTTCAAGCTTATAATCAACCCATAAAATCCAATCTTCTAAGCTAAAATTAGTGATATTTCTTTCCTTATAAGCTTTAATAGCCTTTGCCTTTAAGGCTTGTTTGTTGTTTAATTTAGTAGTTGCCATAAGTTCTAAATCCTTTTCATCAAGTTTGTTAAAATCAACGATAAAAGATGGCGTTTTGTCAAAAACGCAATTTTCTTTTTCTTTTGTTTCTTTTTTCTCTTCTTTATTATTTTTTATATTCTCTTTATTTTCTAAATTTATATTTTTAAATTTATTATTATTTATATTTATATTATTTATA